AAGAACTCGTCCCAGCGCTTCATGAGTTTGTGGACCTTGTTGCAGGCATTATCGAAGCGTTCGCGGCCCTTAACAGTCATCCCGCTTCGAGCAATCCTTAAAGCCTCACCGTCATCCGCCGGCCTGTCACGCGATGACTCTTTTCTCATTGTCCCATCCACTTTGTCAAAGGGATAATTGGGGTCCTTTGTCGCTGGCGTAGCCGGTCTGCGATAGGTAGGAACGAAGACCGTTGCGGACATCCGCGAAGTCCGCCTTGAGCTCCTGGGCGGCTTGAGTGATCGCCTCAAACGCAGCGGGTTCGGCTGTCTCGATTTCTACCACGTCTTCTTGCCGCCGGCGTTCATCGTCGGAATCGTCGACGGGTTGCCCGCCCCCTGGACGTTGTCGCCGGCGGCGGCACCTTTGTTCAGGCCGAGGCGGTTGCGGTGCTGGATCGGCACGGGGCCGGAAATCGGCTCCTTCGGTGCGGCATGGTGGCCGCCGGTGCCGGTGATGTGGCTGTCGGAAGTCGTTCCGTCTCGCATGTCAGGCTCCTTGGGGTGTGTCACGTTTCAGCACAGCATAGCCCATGTCGAGCGCCATCGCGATCTCGCGCCACGACTTGTCTTCGAGCAGGAAGCGCCGGGACGGCCGCTGCGGCACCGCAATGCGCTCTCCCGTCAGCTTTTCGATCACCATTGTCCCACGCGGAAGCCGGCTGCTGACGAACACGTTCCGGCGGTAGTGATGGGCAAGGTCGCGCGACACCCGCTGAATTTCGGCGTTCATCCGCGCCTCGTAGGCTTCCTGCGACCGCATGTGCTCGATCTCGGCTGCCGCCATGATGTTGCGGTAGCCGCTGTCGAGCGCCGTCGTTGCCGGCAGCGGGGCGATGCGTGCGAGGTTCATTGCCCTTCCAGTGAGCCGCCATCGGTCATCGACGAGCCGTGACCGGATTCGATCTTGGCACTTGAGATGTCCATCGCCGTCTGGTTGTCAGCTGCGGTGGTTGCCAGCTTCGTCTGCGCGGTCATCTGCTGGCCTTCCCGAATTGCCGCGACCCGGTCGGCCTGGATCGCATTCGCCTGCTGCTGCAAGGCCAGCTTCTCCGCGTCGGTCTGCGCCTGCTGCTGCTGGCCGGCGGCGTCGAGATGCGTCTTGGCGGCGAGTTCGGCGGCGCTTTGCTGCTGCGACGCCTGATCGGCGGCGGTCTTGCGCTGCGTCTCGGCCTGGGCCGCTTGAACTGCCGCGAGGGCCGGGTCCATCGGCGGTTTCGGTTGGAGTTGCTGAAGGTGCTGAAGCGCCTCCAACAGAATTGGCATGGCCCCCGACACCGCCTGCTCGACCTCGGGCACGATAATCTGGCTGGCCTGCCCGAGCAACTGGTCGAACATTCCTTTGATGTCCTCGTCGTTGGACAGGAGATCGCCGACTTTCTTCCGCGCCGCCGCCTCGACGGTGTTCACCGTATGGACGGCGTAGAAATTCAGGATGTGCTCGGCGATGTGCGGCAGCGCCTTTGCGAGGAACGCCGGGGCGATCATCGGGTTCGAGCCGAGGGCGGGAGACTTCAGGAAGTCCATGTGCGCCTGAATGTGCGCAAGGTGGTCCTGATGGGCGAAAACGATCGCCCCTTTTCCCAGCCCCATATTGAGGTTCTCGACGACGGCGTTCGCTTCCTCGGGGTCTGCGGGGGCGACGAGCAGCGTCTCGGGGTCGGGCCACTTGATGAGCCGCAGTCCAGCGAGTTCGACCTCCCTGGCGTTCCATAGCTGGGGAGCCACCATCATCCGGGATTGGATGTAGCCAAGCTGCGCGAACCGCTGCTGGTCGGAATAGATCGTTGGGTCCGACACCGGCATGATGTCGCACGGCCCTTCGTAATCCTTCCGGCGCACCATGATCTCGGTGCCCTTGGCGTCGACCTTCACTTGCTCGGGCAGATAGAGCCGGTTCAGCCGGTGCAGCCCGGCGAGGAACCGATCCAGCGCCGCGTGCGCCCGCCCGTGGACGGCCGAGAACACGACCAGCCCTTCCTCGACACGCGACATTTGCGTGCCGACCGGAACCGGCGTGTTGCCCTGGCCTGCGGGAGCGTCGTCCAGGCTCGTGCGAACGACGCCCTTCGCCATCTCGGTGACGGCGCCGAGCAGTTGGAACAGCACGGGAGACGGCTGCACCATTCCCGTAGGGAGAATCCGCTTGCGGATGTCGTCCGCTTCCATGCCGGCGTCGACTTCGACGAGTTCCCCAGGCCGCGGGGAACGGGTCTGCCCGCTGATCCCCGCCCCTTTCAGGACATACCCGGAGGCGACGTTGGCGATGTGCGCCGAGTCGAGAAGCGCGCGGAGGGCGCCGGTCGCCGCCGCCGACAGGCCGCCGATGATCTGCGGAAATCCGATCGAGAGCGCCCCCCGCCAGGGGAGGAACGGAAACTCGAACAGGTGCTCGATCGGTTCTTTTGCCGGGTCGTGTTCCTCCCAGTTTCGGTACATGCCGAGCATTTCCCGGCCCGACACGTCGATGCTGATGAGGTAGGGGTTGAGGTCGCCGGCTTGCTCGATGTCATCGCCGAGGGCTTCGGCGGCTTCTTCGGACACGTCGAGATAGGTCTGCGTCTCGTAGATCGACCGATCGCCGTCGAGGTTCGTTGTCGGGTCGATGACGCCTTCGACCTTGTCGGACGCGGTTTCCGCAGCCGATTTTTCGTCAAGCATCGACGGCGCGGGAAGGCCCGGGTCGATGTAGAGGCCGGCGTCGACGCGCTGGCGAAACTCGACGGCCGATACCTTGTCCTCGAACGTCTTGCGTGAAGCCGAGGCGAAGTCGGCGGCGTTCGCCGGCAGGTGGATGTTGTCGACCGAGGCAAACTCGCATCGCGGGCGCTTGAGGCGATGGTCCTGCCAGAGCCGGATGAATTGCGAACCGCCAAGGGGAACCTGGGTCAGCGTCGTCTCAAGGACCGCCCGCGCTTCCTTCATCTGCGTGGTGGTCTGCCAGTTCATGTGCTCGGTCTTGCGCTTGGCGCGCTCGGTCTTTTCGGTCGTGACGGAGCCGAGGATTTTCGGCTTGACCGGGCCGGACGGCGGCCAGAGTTCCTTCATGACCCTGGATTGGTAGTCGATGCACGCTTCGGTCATCATCGGGTGGACGACGCGGGACGCGCCTTCGAAATCCGCGCCGCCAGGCGCGTCCTTGCCGAGGCCGGTGCGCTTGATGCCTTCCTCGTACTGCTTGTCCCGAGGCTTGCGGCTTTCCTTGTCCTCCTCGATGCGCTGGATCAGGTCGGCGACGATCCGGCGGCGGATGTGATCGGGAAGGCGCTCGGCGAGGTTTGCATAGAAACCCTCGTCGGGCGGCGTTGATTCTTCCCGCTCGCCGGGCATGTCGACGAAAGCGCCCCCGTCGGGGGTCTCGGTCAGGACGATCTCGTCGGGATCGCCGGGCAGTTCGAGGTATTCGGCGACATCCGCGCCCTCGGTCAGGGCCGGAATCGCGGCCTGCCGGTCACGCGGGAGTCGGTTGCGCTTTGCAGCCATTGCTGGTTCCAGGCAGGGATTACCAGCCGGCGGCGCGGCGCCAACTCGAAGGACGACGGGACGCTATCACAGGGAACGGCAGGCGGTCACTATTGCTTGGCCCAGATCAGGATGCGCTCGGCCAGCAGCCGGTTACGCACGAAATCCGGCACGAGGACCGTCGGAATACCGCCGGCCCGGACGCGGCACAGCGCCGTGCTGGCATTCTCCCAATTCCACAAGACGATGGCGTAGCCGACAACGTCATCGTCGTGCATATCCAAGGCTTCGCGCATCGCCGCCATCAGGTCGCGCCGGTCCCGCTCCTTGGCTTGCAGCAGGAAATGCACCTTGACCCCGCTGGCTTTCAGGGTCGCGGAACGGGTGCGGCAATGGGCGCTCACCCCAGGTAGCGCGGCCCAGCGATGCCGTATCGCGGCGGCACGCCCGGCTCGGTCAGCGTAACCGGCGAGCGGCGCCCGACGGTGTTGCCGACGGCTTGATCGCCTTCCGCCTTGCGGACAGCGCGCCCGAGGTCGGCGAGCGGCTTGCCGCGCACCCGGCCGGCGGTCAGATGTTCGATGGTCTGCTTGACCGCCTCGGCGGGGGACAGCGTCGGCGGCGCTGCGTCGGGATCGACGCGCAGGGTATCGCCCATTGCGGCAAGTCGGGCGCGGAGGGCTTGGTTTTCGGCTCGCAGTTGCTTCAGTTCGCCACGGTTGATTACGTCGCAGATATTGGCGTCGTCCTCTGCGATTTCGTCGAGGTCGCGCAGGTCGGCAACGCGGTCGGCGGCCGGCGCCGGGAAAAGCGCGCCGTTCAGCATCGCTTTGATCTGCGCCCGGTTGGCCTCGGCGCCCATCGCCCGTTGCACCCGCACCGTCGCGGTCAACCCCGACAGGCTGAAATTGGCCGGATCGCAAGGGTTCGACCCCTGGACCGCCTGCTGTTCGCAGTTCATGACGACGAACGGGTTTCGCAACATCGCGAGGCGTTTTTCGATCTCGTCTTTGTCAGCCATCACGCTTCTCCTTCTGGTGTCCGAACATACAGCGTCCCGTCCGTTCCCTGCCACACTCGCGTGCGGCCAACGGCGAGGTCGGTCCGCTCGAAAGCGTCGGGCGGGATCGTCGGATCGCGCGGCGTCATTTCGTAGCCCATGACCGCGCAGGTCTCTTTCATTGACGCATTCAGGGCGCGGGCATGCGCGGCACGTTGGGCGTCGGTCAGCGGGAGATGGTCGCCATCAGGACCAACCTGATACCCTACCTCATAGACGACGGCCTTCACGAACCGGCCGCCCTTGCCGCGCTTGCGCTTGCGGAGTTCCGGGATCGGCATGGTGCTGACATCGCCCTCTTTCACGCCGGATACACCCTCGTTCCATACCCGCCGCACCAGTCGGTCGGCGCGATGTTCGGGAACTTCGACACCGTCACCCCTTGCTGCCCGTTGGCGACAACGACCGGCGGGTTTGCCCGGCACTCGCCGATTGCCGTCGCTCCCGCCGGCGTCGGCAGCAGCAGAAAGAACCGGCAGGTCGAGCACGTCAGCGGCGTCCACGTCATCGCGCGCTCCTAGCCATAGGGGTTTCCGACTTGCTCGCGCCGGCTGTTGCGGCGGGTTTCCTCGGCCTCGCCCCGGTCGGCGTCCAGCTTTGCCTCAAGGTCGATGTGGAGTTCCCGCGGCGTCGCCTCAAGCATCCCGCGCGATGAGAGGTAGTCGAACCCCATCGACGTGCAATCTATGTACTCGTCGTGCTCGGTCGATCCCGGCCCGGCGTAGGCGCACAGTTCCTCAAGAAACGGCTCATACCAATCCCGGGGCAGCCCCTTTCGGTCTTCGCGGCCGCTCTCGATCACCCACATGCCGCCCTGCTGGATGATCGGCGCCTGCGCGTGCAGCCGCATTGCCTTGTCCCGCCGTCCGGGGTTGTAGGGCCAGCATGGCACGCCCCACTTCGCCAGCATCTGCCGCACGCCAGGCCCCGAGGATTTGTCCTCGATCAGCACCATGTCGCTCTTGCGGCCAGGGGTTGGCCCCCATTTCAGCCGGTGCTGCTCGCGGGCTTTCTCAAGAAGTTCGGGCATTCCAAGCCGCTGCGTCCAGCAATCAAGCACGATCGCCGCATACCGGCACCGCACGCCCACCTTCTTCAACTCGGCCTTCGTGAACTGCTGCTCGGTGTTGAACACACCCAGCACGATCGAGCCGGTCGGATCGGTCTCCTGCGCCCGCCTGTCGAAGTTTTCCTCCGACGAGGCCGTGTCGTAGACTTCGACGATGAACTGAAAGTCGGGCAGCTTTCGGTCGTGCGGCCACAGCTTGATCCAGTGCCGCTTGATGATCGACTGGTCGGATTCCTCGTCGATGAAGGCAGCGTCGATCTCCTGCCGGCCCATGAGGGTGCCGGACATCGCCAGGATCTGCCGCTTGAAAGCGTCGGACAGGTTCGACAGGTTTTCGTGGCTGCTTCCGGTGACGATCCGCACGCCCGACCGTTTCATCAGCCGCTTCATGTAGGGGATCGGCTTCGGCGTCGTCGCCAAGACCGCCCGGCCCTGCGATCCGTCGGGTTTCGGCAGGCGCAGGCCCAGCAGCGCGTTGTTGAGCGCCTGTTCGAGGTTGCCGGCCGGCTTGTCCCACTCTCGGATTTCGTCGCCAAATATATCATGCGCCTGGGGTCCGCGAAGCCGGCCGCCCTCATCGACGGCGCCGAAGCCGCGGATGATCGACCCGTTGCTGAAACGCAGGGTATGGCGCTGGCGGTTGAACGCCTTTTCCCACGAGTGCATGAACAGGCACTCGGCTGGCACGATGGAGCGAAAGCCTGCCGCCCCTTCAAAGGCGGTCCCATCCACGTCGGACAAAGTCGGCGCGATGATGTGCCCGATGGTCTCGGGCAGACGCCACCGCTCCCACCACATCCACTGCACACCAGCGACGGTCTTGCCGAATCCTCTCCCGGCAAGCAGCAGAAGGATCTGCCAGTCTTCGTCGGGTGGCGGGATTTGCTTGCCTTGACGCTTTGAGGTCCGCGCCTCGGTCAGCCACCGCTTGCGGGCCGCGAACGCTGCGAGATCGCGACCACTCAGATGGTGGGCAAGCGCCTCGCTCATCGACCGTTAGCAATCTCGCGAAGCAGCGGCAGCGGGATGCGTTTGCCGCGCACAAGCATCAGGTCTTCGATGAAGGCGAGTGTTTTTCCTTCTTGCGCCATGAGCCTGATTTCCTGCCTATCCGCGTCGGACACAACGATCGCAGTTTGTGTCGCAGGCGACTGCCCCGGCCTGCCGATCGTCTGATTCTCGACGCCGCACAGGTCCGGCGTCCGGCACACGAAGATGCGGCCGTCTTTCAGGATCACCGCCAGCATCAGGTCGTGGTCGATGCCGTAGTCGATGGCGAGGAAAGCCTCGCACGCCTGCCGGGTCGGGACGTGCCAAAACGGCAGCGCCGGGTTGAGTTGCAGCATCATGCGCTGTCCTTCAACGCCTGAATCGCGCATCGCTCGAACGCCTTTGCAAAGGCCATCGCTTCCTCGGCGGTGAGGTATTGCACGGCCTCAAGTGTGTCGGTCGCACAGACGCCGTGCTGACGGATTTCCGGCCAAACGAGGACACCGCCGCCTTCGGGATAAACACGGATGTCCACCATCCTTTCATCTCCGGTGCCCTTGAAGCCGATACCGATGTCGTTGATGCAGCGCGTGCGCTTCATGGCCTCATCCTTCCGGTCGAGATGGCGATCAGCGCGTCGCGCTCGCGGGCGACATCGTCATCCGCCAACTGGTTGCAGTAGCCGCGTTCCTCCCACCCCATCGAATACCCGGCGTAGAGGCCAAGGCCAAACCCGACGAAGGCGAAGATCGCCATGCCGATACAGATCATCACGTACTGGGTTCCGCGTCACTCGGTTCGTCTGGATACTTGCGCCTCAACGCCGCGAGAAGAATGCGCTCGCGTTCTTCAAGGGAGCGGAAACTACGGTCGTCGCGCGCGGCTTCACGCGCGATTCTGACACCCATCTCGCCGTCCGTCTCGGGGCGGCTGAATCCTACTTCCATCCCCATCAGCCCGAAGTCGGAGAACGTCTCGATCGTGGCTGACGCCCGAAACTCATCAGGTATCTCATCGCGCGCCCGGCACAGCCTGTCGATGAGCGCGTCCAGTTTATTGCCGGCCGGATAGTCATGCTCTCCCCAGCGTGTTGTCCACACACAGACGGCAACCGTCTTTCTTGTGGGGTCGCTCATGGGCACATCCGTTGGTCTGGGTTCTTGCAGGTAGAGCAGACCGTCCAGGCTTCGCCGCCCCAGATCCATCCGTTGTTGCCGCACTCGAAGCACACCGACTGCAACGCGCGGCTTCGCTCGGCGGCGATTTCCTCCATGCGGCGGATCGCCTCCGCGTCGTCAGCGACGCGCGCGCTCAATGCAAAACCCTCGGCGTGGCTTGCTGGCTTGGCTGGTCGCTTCCGTGTCCAGCCTCATCCATCGCGTTGGGCGCCGCTTGCTGCGCCGCCCGTTCCATCTCCTGAAACCGCACCGCCGCCTCGCGCCCAAGTTCCTCAGCGCGCTCCGACGAAACGTCCACCAAGGCGGAGCGGCCAGCCAGCAGCAGCCGCGACATCGCGACCATCAGTGGATCACAGTTGACCGCCGGCTCAAGCAGCGCCAGCGCTCCGACTGCCTCCCAGTCGATCCACCATTCGCCGGAGATCATAAAGCGCCACACGACGCGCGTTTGCCCGGTGTCGTAGGCCAAGCGTGACTCAAGCCCGAACAGCATCGGCTCGCTCATGTCGCGTCCTTCCGGTTGGCGAGGCCACCTTTGCGGCCAGCCTCAGCGGCTGCGGCGCGGCGGTTTGCGAAGTTGCCGGGATTGTTCGGTGCGCCACCGCCGCCCTTCGACGAAGCGCCGCCCTTTCGGCCAGCCGCCACAGTACGAGGATCGCCGGCGCGGAAGGTGCCGGGGTTCTTCGCCTTGTCGGTCATGCGCGCCTCTCGTAATCGTCCAGACGCTCGGCAATCCGGCGCGACACCGGACGCTTGCCCGCAGCTGCGTAATGAATTTGTATCCCCAGCACCCGCGACGCCTGAGTGACGGACGGAAACCGCGCCACGAACGCTGTCAGCCGCTCCCGCGCCCCCGATTGCTTCTGGCCCGTCAGCGATGGCGCCCGCCCCGTTTGATGCGGATGCACGCTCGCGTGCTTCGGGAGCCCCAGCCGGTGCGCTTTGCCGATCACCGCATCGCGCGAGCATTTCAGTGTCGCGGCGATCTCGCGTGTTGTCTTGCCGTCCGCCCACATCCCGCGCAGCGTCGCGACCGCCCGTTCGTCCCACTCGCTCATTTCCGCATGACCCCCGGCAGTAGCCACTTGTCCTTGGCGATGTCCCACGCATCAGCGTCGCGCGGCCGGTCGCGCTTGCCGGCCTCGTACGCAGCCTTGAGCGCGGCGCGCAGCACGCCGGCTTGGCGGTGGCACATCGTCGTGTCGTCGACGCCAGGGCCGACCTGCAACAGACGGTGCGCCAGGGTGATCCGCAGCGGGTCTTCGGTCGTCACTCGCATCTCCTGCAAAACCGCCCGCGCTCATCGCGCGGCGCGAATTGCGTCACAAGCCGCTCGCCGGCGGCGGCGCCGGTCGCGAACCCGCGCATATACCCTCGGTCATACGCCGCTCGGTAAAACCACAGCAGCAGCACCGGAATGACCAGAACGGCGACGAGGCGCAGGCAAATCCATCCCCACCACATCACGGCATCTCCTGCCCGCTCGTGTTCCACGGGTGCGCCGCGAGGGCGACGGCGTTGATGCCGAGGTCGTTCCAGAACGCCCGCTCGTCGCCCCGCTCATGCAGGGCGCGGCGGTGATCGGCGCAGATCGGGAGGGTGTAGCGGTCGCTTGCCTTGCTCCCGCGGGCTTTTGGGTCGGGCGAGCAGGTCAGATGGTGCGCTTGAACGTCGGTCGCGCGGCAGCCTGGCACGCAGCACGGCAGCGTCCGAACCCAGGCCAAGTGCCGGTCGAACCGAGTCCGCTGCGTCACCGGGATTGCCAGCGCGGACTTGTCGATCCGAGGCCGGGGCGGCAGCCGACGCGGGATCATGCCTGCGCCTCTGCGCCGCGCGTCGCCGCCATCGCGTGCTTGACGAACTCAGATGTCCACATTGCGGATTGCCCCTCCGACTGAGGGGAAACATGGGAGCGGCCAGCGATTCGCGCTAGTCCGCTGCGCGCTACAGTCGATCTAGCCGGACCATGACACGGCGGCGCGGGCTTAGATCGACCACAGCGGCCAGATTACGCCGACTTTTTGGGGGCCGCATCCACCCAGGCGGCCTCGACGGGATCGGCCAGCACGACATCGCGCTCAAGCCACGGCTCGCCAGCCTCGTCGATCACCAACAAGCTAAGTCGCGGCACGCTGACTGGCAGCACGCGCACGATACCCGCCCCAAACCCCATGCACAACATAAAAGCGGCACAACGCGCCGCTTTTCCCTTGCCACGATCCGCTAGTGCCGCTTACGGTGACACCGCTGCCAACACAACAGGAGACGACGATGACCACCTACATCACCTACATTTACGGCCGCAGGTTCGCGGCTTGGCTCGAAAACCAAATCGTCACCATCCCCGACGAGGTCGCGGACGACCAGCGCCACCACGACACGGCGCGCACGATTTTTCCGGCTGTCACGGACAACGGCGAGGTGATCCTCGTGCAACTCGACGGGGACGCATACGGATTGCACACGCCGGGAGCTGGCGACGCGATCGTGCGCAAGGCGGCGCGGTCATGAGCCGGGAGCGCCGCGTGATCCTGGCGACGGGGTCAGTCCACGGCTGCATCTGGCACGTCGAGCCGGAAGGCGACGGGCCTGCATGGCACTGGGAAGTCGTCCGCTTCGAAGCAGGCGGCAACCGCTCCCTGGGCACCTTCACTGACTGGGAGGACGCGAAGGCGCTTTACCTGCGCGACGTTCCGCAGCCCGTAATCCCAGGCGAGACGGAGGCGCGGTCATGAGCATCGAGGCGCGTGCGATGGCGCTGACGGTTGCGTATGCGGCGGGCGCGCGACTGGCCGAGGACGGCGCGATTGGCTCGGTTCAAGCGGTGTCGCATGTGCTGTTTCCATCGGATTGTTCGATGAGGGCGTCGTTCGTAATCGGGTACGTCGATCACGTTGCGGTGCCGCATGTTGCGATATTTGAGAGGGTCGACGCGGTTTCGCGCTGATCCTCTCGCTTCGCTTTGTCAACTGATTGAAAGGATTGATGAAATGGATGAGGACAGGCTGAAAACGTGGCTTGAGGCGTATCGGCGGTCTATCTCGTGGCGGTCTGACGGTTCATCCGAGGGCGAGTTGGCGGTGGCTTATCGGATGTCGGACATGGAGCGCGGCCTGAAGGAGTGGGGCGTGCGCTGCATGCTGGTGACGCCTTCGGTCTGTAGCGCAATGGCTGGCCTTGGGATTGCGCAGACCTACAGCGGATTGGACGCCTACCTGCGCGGCGAGCCGGAGGCGGTTTATCGGGCCTGACGTTCGGACCTGCCGGGGGCTGCGCCCCCGGCTTTTCTGAGTGCCAGCAACCCTAGGGAGACGTGAGATGACTCGCTACATTCTGATCGACAATTGTTCGGGCTACATTTTTGGCGACACGGCCGACATGCCGCGCGATCACGTGGTAGACGGCTGGCCGATGCGTGACCACGAGATTACCCCTCTACTGGCCGCTCGCTGGCTGGATGAGGCGGTGGTCGGCGCGCGCGGCCGCGCTTACCACGAGGTCGGGCGCCGCGATCTCGCCAGCAACGAAACGGGCTATCACGTCTACAGGGCCGACATTCGCGGCAGCGATGCGGTGCCTGACGTGCATGACGGCCAGAGCCGCGACGAAATCGAGGCGGTCGAGCGTAACTGCGATTACGTGACGACCGTCCGCTGCGCCGACGGTGGCGAAGCATGATTTCGGCGCCCGCGCGTGGATGCTGACGATTTCGCAGGCCGACTACGACGCGCGCAATCGGGCGCGGTCTGCGGGCTGACAGCCGGGGCAGGCGCGGCGGGTCCGCGCCTTCTCTGGCTACCACCAGACTGATCGCTGCCAACACAGGAGGACGACAATGGACGAGGATGACGACTATCGCAGGAGCGAATTTCGCGACCCTGGCGGCCGCTCGGCGCTGCGGGCGGCAAGCGGGCGCAACCCGCGGAATTTGCCCTGCCCGACGTGCGGGGAGCCGGACCAGCTGACGCCGCGTGACAGGGCGCAGGGATACCAATGCGATTCCTGCGCTGATCGGGCCGAAGGGGGCGGCTGGTAATGGACGCCTGCGACCTCGGGACCGAATTCCCCGACTATCCGCTCGACAGCCTTCCGGAAATCCCCGGCTGGCTTAAAGGCTCGCACTGGCACAACGAACAGTGCCCGTCCTGGCGCTACGAGCACGACGGGCGGTTTTTGCAGCTGTTCGTCGACTACCCGAAGCCCGAGACGCGCGAGCACCCCGAGAGCAAGCGGTTCACGGTCAATGTCGGGCGGCAGGACGGGGGCGAACTGACGCTCGACGATGTGCTGCACACCGACGACTGGAACGACGTGATGCGGCATCTGCTGATCGGACGTTGGGCGCTGCGGATGGCGCTTGGCTTCCACCCCGACACCGAGGGAGCCGACTACGTCGACGCCAACGGTGCTGCGTCCCTGACCGACGACGAGGCGACGGAATACTACAACGACATCGCTCGCGCCCGCAGACTTGGCGATCCCTACGACGCAAGCATCGCGATCTGGAAGGCACTCGGCCTCGTCGATTGGCACAGTTCGCCGAAGCCGGAAGCGTCGCCAAAAGCCTGAACCGCGATTGAAAGCGGCACGTTGCGCCTGCATATAGGCTCAACGTGCCGGTTTTCCCGACTGGCGGCGGCATCCGCCAGCAACAGGAGTGAAAGAATGTCGATCTTTGACAAATTCATCGGGCAGCATGTCGTTGTCCGAACGTACTCCGCAGGTGTCCATATCGGCACGCTGACGGAGGCGGAAGGAACCGCTGTCGTGCTTTCGTCGGCGCGGCGACTCTGGAAATGGGGTGGCGCCTTCACTCTTTCTGAGGTCGCGACGGCCGGCATCAAAGCAAAAGAAAGCCGCATGGCGGTCGCGGTCGAAACCGTTTTGCTCACGCAGGCGGTTGAAGTCATCCCAACGACAGAGCGGGCGCGAGGCACTTTCGATGCGACTCACGAATAACGGCTACGGCTCCGGCGACGGCTACGGCGACGGCTCCGGCTCCGGCGACGGCTCCGGCGACGGCTACGGCGACGGCTCCGGCTCCGGCGACGGCTCCGGCTACGGCTACGGCTCCGGCTACGGCTACGGCTCCGGCTACGGCGACGGCTCCGGCTCCGGCGACGGCTACGGCGACGGCTCCGGCTCCGGCGACGGCTCCGGCTACGGCTACGGCTCCGGCTACGGCTACGGCTCCGGCTCCGGCTACGGCGACGGCTCCGGCTCCGGCGACGGCTACGGCTCCGGCTA